TAGCTGCTTCAATATTATCTTTAAAGTTATTGAAAGTCTCTTCAGCTGCACGTCTCTCAGCACCTGTTAGGCTCTCTGAGTTGAAAGTATAGTTAGCGATACCGCTTTTGTCTAGTGATTTTAGTGTTTTTTCAGAAGCCATAATAGCGTCGAAAATACCACGTAGTTGGGTTTTGGTCATACTCATGGAGTACTCCTTTTCTTATGTTAATTTTTTGTATATCCTCGTATGTATCAGTATCTTACAACAATCCGAAACTAGTAATAAAAGCTATCCTAGCTAAAGATAGCTCTATCTAGTGTTTTCAAGTAGACATTAAATAACATACTACTATGTAACTCGTTAGTACCGAATTTGTTCTGGTATTCTCTAACTATATCAGAAACAATAACTCTAACGACCGGTTCATAGTTACTTAAGAGTAAATTACCAAAGCCATTTTCTACTATTACGAATAAAATATCATCCGTAATATAGAATCTATATGGTTTTTCTATATTACTCATAACAACATCTACAGGATAGCTGTTGTCAACCTCTTCATGAGCTACTATAGAGTCTAAAACTCTCTTACTTCTCTCTTGTAGTTTAGTAATATCAGACGGTTGAGTATTAATATCTAACCCTAAGACTTTCTTAATATAGCTATCTAAAGCTAAAATACTTTCGACATCATTTGGTACCACACCAGCATTTTTTAAACCATATTGAATAGCTTTAAAAGTATCGGGTCCTAAATAAGGATTGAAACCTAATTCTTCAAAACTGGCTAGTGATGGGACGTCATTAAGTAAAGGATAGCTTTTAGGATCTATTAGAGACTTTCTGAAATAGTCGTTGATACTAGACAATAGTTTAGTGTTAATAGAAGTACTATTACCACCTACTAGATAATAAGGAACGAATAATATTGTTTTATTCCTTTTACTAGTATTTTCATCAGGTACATCGGTAGGTCTAATTTCTATACTTGCCATACATTGTCCTCCTTTGTTTTAGTTAACAAAAATAATTTACTTATAAAGTACCGTTAACGTACGTAGGTACCTATAAATCACCTAACAAAACAGCAAGGTATTTAAGGTTATTAGAAATAGAGATTGAATGTAGAACGAAGTAAAAAAGAGAGGATAGTCAGAACAATGAATAAAATAGACATTCTGATAACGTGTATAGTTCTCCTCTTTAGAGAAAGAGAGATAACTAAAGACGGAACTTATGATAGCAGGAATATTGTAAAATCTATATTAGCAGTTACTAAACCAAAACGACAAACTATGTTAGAAGGAGATATCAATTCTCCAGAATCAGCTCTTATAGATCTTCTTAATAGAATGATTGCGAATCCTGAAGCATATGATGATAAACCTAATCTCTTAGGAGAGCTTAAAGTAATCTTTAGAACGAATACTTTATATTACGATACAGCACATGATCAACTTACAATAGAGATGACAGACGGTGGAATGAAACGATCTGTAACATCTATGGTTAATAAGTTAACACAATATTATAAATCGGCAACAGCTATACAAAAATTGAATCTGCTTACTTATAATCTTAATAATGGAAATATTAAGAAATCGGTAGCAGATGATATTTTAGAAATATTACCAGAGTTAGAGTCTTTATGTAATAAAACAAGTACGAAAGATGCGGGTATTTTAAATACTGTTCAATTGTCTTCTAAAGACGATATGGAAAACATTGTTAAGAGTCTTAAGGAGAATAAAGGCGAAGGGGGTATACTTAAAACAGGCTGGGTCCAACTTAATAATATGATGCAGCGAGGCTTTAGACGCGGGCAAACTGGTATAATATGTTCTTTACAGCATAATTATAAATCGGGTTTTCTTAAATCTATATTTATGCAAATGGCTCGGTATAATAAGCCCCAACTTCGTGATCCTAAAAAGAAACCAACTCTAGTTTATTTAAGTTTTGAAGATGAAACCATAGACACTTTAGAGTTTATGTATACATATCTATATTACCACGAGAACAGAAAACTTCCTGAGAATACAGATGACGATCTTAAGAATTTATCTACAGAGCAAATTCAAGATTATGTTATTAAACGTTTAGGTCAAAATGGGTTTGAGATTTTCTTGGTAAGAGCGGATCCAACACTTTGGACTTATCAGAGTATTTTTGGTTATGTTAACCAATTAGAGGCTCAAGGTTATGAAGTTCAGGCGTTATTTATAGATTATTTAGCAATATTGCCAACTACTGGATGTGATAACTCTGGACCAATGGGAACCGCGTTAAGAGATATGTTTAGACGTGTAAGAAATTTTTGTAGCTCTTGGAAATTAAAATAACCAAACCAACTCATAACTGATTAAGGAGTTAGTTATGAATGGTATTATATTTAAACCTGTTTTAGATAATTTACATATATTAATAGACCAAAATGGTATTTTTTATAAGGCGGACGATAAGACGCAAATTTATAATAAAGATATTAATATAAAGTTAAAAATATTTAATCACGAACGAATGTGGAATAAGAACCGGATTTTCCTTTTAAGCTGGTTCGAAATAAATTGTTTACCAAATGTAGAAGAGAATTTTTTAAACTATTATAATAATATACGTTTTGTTAAATTAACAGATACAAAATTTACAAATAATATAGTCCCGTACAGAATGGTATTTAAAAAGCCAATATATTTTCAGCATGATAATAGCAACTACCGTATTATACCAGAATATGTTAGATACGCATGTAATAAAGAAGGCGATATAATAGACATTATAACTAAATTAAAAAGAAGAATACTAAGAGATTTTGATAATAAAGATAGCTATAAAGCAGTTTATATTTATTCGCCTAATAAAAACAGATTCGCAAGCGTAGTCCAACATAGGTTAATAGCGTTAGCATGGGTAAATAATGAATATCCTGGGTTAAGAGATGTTGTAAACCATATTGATGGTTGTAAAACGAATAATCGTATTGATAATTTAGAATGGGCAACTCAATCTGAAAATATTTATCATGCTTTAGATGTTGGGTTATCGACGACTCGCAAACCAATTTTAATCCGAGATAGATACACTGGTAATATATTACGCTTTTTATCAGTATCTGAATTTTGTTCATATTTTAATCTATCGCATATTTTAGCCGATAGATATGTAAATGGGCAAAAGGGTTACCTTTTACGACAGCGATATGAAGTAAAATATGCTGATGATAAAAGAAATTGGTTTTATGCCGACCCTAAAAATCGGTATATAGATTCTGGTAAAACAATACATATTTTCCACGTTAAAAATTTAAAAACAGGTGAAGAACTTAATTTTAATCGTAAGCACACAATGTATAAAATATTAGGTATACCTAATATGCAAAATACACAACATGACTATATGGATATATACGAAGCGGTAAGGCGCTTAAATGCAAAACATAAAGATTATAGTTTTAGCATAGAAAAAGTAACAATAAATGGTCCGTATATATGTTTAGATATAATTAATAATGCCTCATATACTGTTAATAGCTTTGAAGAGGCATCTAGAATAACTGGTATTAATCGGAATATGATACGTGCCGATTTATTTAAGCAAAAACGGAGATTATACAATACACAATGGATAATTTCAGAGCTAAGTGATCCAACACATATTTCTAATTATACTAATTATTATACATTTAATGTTTACGAAGTAAGTAATCCTAAACTAAATATTATAAAACAATTTAATTCTCAACGCGAAATTGGTCGGTTTCTTAATGTAGATAGACTAACTGTCGCACGCCGAATTATTTCTGGTTTAGATATAAATGGTTATTATATACAGGACGTTACTGCACAGGTATGTGCAGAACGCATTGCTTCTAACTGCGGGAAAGCCCTAAAGACGATAGATACTACTGCTAGCTAGAAATAGACTAGTATACCGTTAGAGTAATGATTCATAACGGAATAGTGAAAACGCTATCGTATGTTACAATGGGTAACCGACGCAAGGAAGCTCCTAAGTATCTTAAAGATATATGGAGTGGCTTCAACGACTAACCACTGGCTATGGTGTAGGGTTAAGTAATCCGAAATGAAGCAACATTAGTACTACTAATGAAGATATAGTCTGCTCTCTAGCGAAAGCTAGAGCTGGGTAATATCCCGGGTATGGGGTAACGAACCATACTGAACACTAAGGAAACAAATTGCAGGGCTTATAGCTCAACAACTTTCCAGCGATTCTAAGGCTCTTATTCGTAATGGTATTCAAGATTCTTTATTTGTTAAAGAGGTTGCTGGTAAAGGTTACACAGAAGGTTCGAAACAGATAGACCAGGTTGTAGATTTTGAGATTTATATTTATAAAGCGAAGATCAATAAGAAGTGGCATTTAACGGTACAAAGAGGAAAACATCGCGGAGTTGGCATAATCGATGATAGTCTAATGTATTTCACTCTCCCATTCCCTTATCGAGCTCCTATATTAGAAAACATTAACGATGAAAATGTAGAAGCAACAGCAGTGGATGAAGAGTCTGAAGATATGTTCGATATCTAACACTTTAATATAAGGAGTACGTTATGACACTAGGTCAACATCAAGAAGCTTTTATGCGAGACTTTTCTAAACTTCTTATTTTTATCCACGAGAATGGATATGAAGTAAGAGGCGGAGAGCTTTTAAGAACTCCTGAGATGCAAGAGATTTATCTTAAAACTGGTAAATCAAAAACTAGTAAGAGCAATCACTTGGTTAAGTGTGCTGTAGACTTGTTTATCTTTAAAGATGGCAAATGGCTACAAACTAAAGACGAACTTAAAATGTTCGGAGACTATTGGTGTAGTCTTGACCCATTGAATCAAGCTGGTATGTTCTATCAGTCTTTCTTCGACGGTCCACACTTCGAGCGTAGAGTTCAATAACCTAACTGTAGAGTCTAGAGATCTAGTATCTCTAGACTCTATCTTTTTATTCTGTTATATACTATTTATGACTCTAGTTAGTTTGTTCATTGTCTTCCTGGGGTCATTCTTTCAAATCTAAACATTTTTTAGCCTGGATGGAGTAGCTAGAGGTTTTCCTCTAGCTACTCTTATTTTTTACCTTATTATCCTAGCTAGCCTAGTGCTTCGCTTCGTTGAATGGGAAGGTAATTGCTTACTATCCATTATTTTTTAATCAAATTTTGCAAGGAGTTTTTGTATGTTAGCTAACATTATCTCTCATAACAGAAAACATGATAGCACAACAACCCTTAAATTTGGAGATGAAACTTTAGAAAAGAATGTTCAGCTAGATCTGGTTGATATAGAAGACGCTACGTTACTTAGTGATGTTACAGTCTATGATTATATCAGTAAGATTAAGACTCCGTTCCTTATGGGTTATCCAGCTATAGTTTCTCCTAAAGACGGTGATCTTATAACAGACGCATCAGTTTTTGAACTTACACCGTATACTCCGAATGAAAACTTTAAAGGTGTTGTAAATAAAGTAGAGTGGCAGATAGCTTCTGATAAAGATTTTACTAATATCGTATGGAAAACTAAACTTAGAGAAGCAGATGTCCCTAATGGAGATTTCAGTAAGTTTAGACCAACTAACGTTTTTTTACCATCTGGTTATTACTATGTAAGGGCAAGATATATAAGTTACCCACACTCTAGCCCATTTACACAGCCAGTACGTGTTAACTTTCCTTCTTTTAAGGTTTCAGTTCCTACACTATCTTATACTGCTAATGAATTACATCCTATTGTTCAAGCTACAGCCTATACACTCTCTCCAGAGTTTAAAGGTAAAGAAGCTGATAATCCATTAGTAAGAGTAACTTGGGGTATAACAGAAGTTGAGGATGGTTCTACTGTTAATAGCGAAAAGATTAATGCTTTATTATCTTCAGATTACCAACCACAATATACTGTAGTAAAAGTAGATAGTGATGATGATAAATATTTCCTTAAGTTTCCAGAAACAGATAGTATTACAAAATCTAAAATAGAGTTAAAACCTAATACAACTTATTTAGTAACTTGTACGTTTAAAGGTGTACGTTATAGTACTCCATTATCTAGATTAATTTTTAAGACTGGTAACTTTAGGGTAAAACCACCTAAATTTAAATTAACATCTGCTGAAAATGGTGTTGTAAGTGTTAACTTTGATCCTATAGAAACTTATGAAGGTTCTGATACTTTAGACTATTTCGATATTACAGTTATTAACCAATCTAGTATACCACAACAAGTTGTTCATACTGCTATGGTAAATGCTTTTACCTATCGTGTACCAGATGATGTTCTAGAACCTTCTAATAAGTATAGTTTCTCTATCTCAGCTGTAGGTAAGAAATACGGAGTATCAGATACGTCCATCTTAAGTATCAGTATGCCTTATGTAGGTATAGAGCCTCCTAAACTTTCTATAACAACTAAAGGTATGCAACCTACTGCTAAACTTAGTCCTTTTAAAGCTATTAAGACTAATGATACACAGAGAGGTACACAATGGTTACTTTATAACCATGCTAATACTGGTGTTAATAACCTTATTAAAGAGTGGATCGTAGAGAACAACGATAGTTTCCTTATTATAGATAGGAAGTGGGTAGAAGTTAATACTAACTATAAACTTAAAGCTAGATATTTAGGACATAAGTATAATAGCCCTTGGGTAGAAGAAGTATTTAAAACCATTAACATTGTAGTTAAGAAACCAGTAGTTACATTATCTAATAATGGTTTAGTTATTACAGGTTCAGTTTCAGATTATGTAGTCGTTGGAGATGAAGATACTCCAGAATATGTAGTTTGGAATGTTTATGAAGTTGATATAACCCCATCTTCAGATCCTAATGTTCCTCCTACCGAAACAGTAGTTACACATCTTATTCAAGATAGAACATTGAAATGGGATAGTAGGATACTTAAAATAGATCGTAATGATGGTATAAAGAGAAATACTACTTATAAAGTAACTGCTAAGATCTTAGGTAAAAATTATAATAGTTTAGTATCTGATCCAGCATACTTAACAACACCGAATGTTTATATTATAACACCTGAGATTCATATCTCTGGAGAGCCATATCAAGTTCCTAGATTTCCTATTATAACAGGTTCAGAGTTTAAAACAAATATGGACTCTGATATCCATGTTAAAACTACTTGGAAGATAGTAGCTACAGGTACTGGAGAAGTTGTTTATAACGAAGATGATAGAGTAAATAAAACAACTCTTAACATTTTAGATCCTATCTTATTACCAAATACTGAATATAAATTAACAGTAATTTATCATGGTGAAGCATATGGACCTACAGAACCAGTTTCTATAACATTTAGAACAAGATTGAAGTTCATAGAGATGCCAGATGATGGTTTACCAAATGTTCAAGTAGGTGATGATAATAGTAATGAAACTAGTAAATACTATGGTACTATACCTATAGACCAACTTAACGATACTAGAAACTATCTTGGTGTATGGAATGGTTATACAGAGTATGGTGTTGATTCTCAAGTTGTTTATGAAAATAGATTATGGAGAGCATTAGATACTTCTAGTTATGCTGCTTTAGGTAATAACGTACATCTTAATAAGAATCGTATACCTGGTAAAGCCAATGATAATAACATTATCTATTGGGAAGAAGATGATAAAAACAATCTTTCTACTTATAGATGGTTATTAAGAAATATTGGATTCCATGCTACTATAACAGATAATAATAAAACTGGATTAACATCTAACCTAGTAACTAAAGGAACATATGAAGGTTCTCTTACTTCTACTGTAAGTAAGTTTATGGTAGGTATGAAAGTAATGTATCTTTATGATACTCCAGAGTTAAAACAGATCTCTTATAACGATCTTGCTATCTATGGTTTAACCGGTAAAGGAAGGACTATAAGAATAGGAGAGAGACTATATTGGTTACGTTTACCAACTATAGAAGAGATTAAAGAACTTCAGCGTTTCAAAGCTACTGAAGATACTACTAACCTTATACCTTCAGATCTTAATACTGAATGTTGGTTAGCTAATGGAGACGATCCAGAGTCTGGTGCTTATAACCAAGCTAATCAAATAGTAAGTTATGAACCAGCTACTAACAGAACAAAAGCTTTAAGATTGATCTTAGAGTATGTTTCTCCTTATGAAGAACCTTGGCTACATGCTAGAAAAGAGTATGGAGAGTTACAATACGATCGTTATACAGATACAGGATATTTTGGTATAGTTCCTAATAACGTAGATGAATTTAACATTTACAATGCCATAGGACTAACTAAAGGTACAAGAATTAACTTAGACTTTGGCTTCTTAGCGTTCTGGTCACATGGTAAGAGAATACTTATTAACAGGGCATCAATCTCATATGGTGTTGAATTTAAACATCTAGTAGACCTTGGTGTTGTTTATGGTCCAGATGTTAAACTATCTGGTTATACTAATAAGTCTACTAACCAGCTTGGAGATAATAAAACTTATCATATTCGTATACCAAGAGGCGGTCCATCGTTTATGGATTTAGGACCTATAGAAGATTTACCTAATGATAGGTTAATAGCTAATGCTAACTTATTTAGATTTTCAGAATGGAACGAGTTGATCTATCGTGTTGCGGAACATATACCATTAAGTATAGATATTAATAACTATCATGGTGGTTTCCAAATAGGACGTAACTGGAGTAACCTAGACAATATTAACTTAGGTGTATTCGAACACTACTCTGGTAACGGATGTCATGATTACGTTTTAACATCTGTTAACAATAATGAAATTATCTCTAGAGGCGGTACTAAGTTAGAAGCTGTTTACTATGTAGATAAAGATCATGCACGTAATGACCATGGTGTACGTTTAGTACTTGAAGATACTACAGACTACTCTGTAATATAACATAACTTAGAGAGTAAATTTACTCTCTAAGTACCAATTATTAAAAATATATAAAGGATATAAAAATGCTAAAATTTACTAATAATACTTTTAGTGCTTATAAATATTTAGTTACTTATGATGTTAAAGGAGAGTCTGAGAGAGCAGAAACTTTTACCGATAATATAGCAGATGTTTTCTTTATGGTTAACACTTATCCGTTTAAGTATTCAAACCCAGTATCAGAAGAAGTTATTTTAACACCAGAGCAAGACGCTAGAATTAAAGAGATTAACGATCTTAACCTAGAACATAAAGAGAATTATACTTTTGATTTCAATATGTATGTTCGTTATGGCATCATGACTAACCAAGATCCTGCTTTAGCCCCTATAGCAGCTTCTTCTAAAGATCTTACTGTTAAATATCTTGTAGATAGACTTAAACCAGCTATTAAGAAACTAAGAGATCTTAAATCTGCTGGTGGTGTTGAACTATTTGGTAGAAAATTCGATTCAGATTCTCTAGCTAAAGAGAACATTACAGGTTATGTAACACTAGGCCTATTAGAAATAGCTACTAAAGGTAAATGTGATAGAACATTCGATTGGAAAGACTATAACAATGAGTTTACTAAATTAACTTATGAACAAATCTGCCAATTAGCTAAACTAATAGCAGGTCATATTCAAGCTTGCTTTTCTGCAGAATCATTAACACATATGGAACTAGCTAAATTAGAGGTTGCCACTTTACTTAAGTTCCCAGGTAATGAAAGCTTTAATAGAGTAGGTAGAACAGTAGAAACAGAACAAGATCTAACTACTGGTAAAAAATCGAAGAAAGAGGTTACTCCAGCTGAGTTACCAGATCTACAGAAGATTTTCGATCAAGCTTATGCGGTTGCTCTTAAACATATTATAGAGGAATAGTAAATGGGTACTATTAAAATAAGACCTAAGTTAGCGTTAAGACCATATACTAAAGATTCTGGTTTTATAGCTAAAGCTATTAACTGGTGGTGCCATTCTGAGTACTACCATGCAGAACTTATATTAGGAAGTAGCTGGATATCAGCTACTCCTAAAGAAGGTATCTATGTTAATAAGCTAAGACCATTAGACCATGATAAATATGAATATTTAGAGTTACCAGAACTTGAGATAAGTCAAGAGGTTTATGATAATGTTTGGGAGTATATTAATAAACAAATATCTCCTAAGTACGACACTTTAGGTCTCTTTTGGAATCAAGTACTTGGCTTCTCTTTCTATAATAAAGAGTGGTTTTGTTCAGAGCTTATAGCAGAGATTTTGATTCTTTTAGGATATAAGAAACTTTATGGTACTAATGGATCTGAATATAGTCCTCAGGACCTTTATGATATCTTTAATTCTTCAGAACCTATTAAGTTAAGAAGATATAGTATCTTAATACGCTTTAAGAAAGCTATTAAGTTTATAATAGATATTATAAAGTTTATTAATCTTAAGAAATGGTACCTTAAATGTCTTTTTCTATTAAGAAAAATCTTAAAGAAGAAACCAAAAAATTAAAGACAGTCTAACAGAGCTTAAGTTATGGCTGAATATTTTAAAAACTATTGTATATAAGGAGCAATAACTATGAGCATGTTAGTGCTGCGATTAAGAAACATCGATACAACTAATAATACAGACTGGATATACACTAACTGGGAAATTGCTACTGCTAAAAACTTTGAAAGAAGTAAGATCATCTTTTCAGAATATGAAGATCGTGTAAATAAATCTTCTAAATTCGTAGAGATGACTCTTAACCCTGGTACTAAGTATTACGCAAGAGCTCAGGTGGTTACAAATAAAGGTGCCCATAAATGGACTAATCTTGATGTTTGGACTCACAAAGCATTCGACGATGTTGAGAACCAATCAGATCTTCCTTCTAGAGTAAACTCTCCAGATATTACAACAGATTCTATTGTTAATGATCATGTACCAACTGGTTTCTATATCATTTGTAAAGAGTTTGCAGCTATAGGAGATGCTACCCATGCTGCTACATCTTATTGGATAGAAACTTTAGATGGTAAAGTAGTGTGGAAGAACCTACTAAATGAAATATCTAAGTCTAAAATACTTGTTAATGATATAATCCTAGATAATAATAAAGTCTATCGTATTAAAGCTGTTTTCCATGCTAGTTCTGGAGACAGTAGCCAAATAGCAACTAAGACTATTTATGTTAACGGTAAATCTTCAGATGCTAACGTTATAAGAGTATCTAAAGCTATAATGAATGCAGATTTCGTAAGTCCTTTTATAGAATGT